GGGCATCGAGTTCGTAGGCAAGATTGAAGAAAAGGAAGAATAACCAACCCTAGTTGTGATATACTTGGGGTGTCCTGAGAGGAGGACGGAAATGACAACGGTTCAAAAAGCAAAGATTGGAAACCAAGAAATTCTTGAATTCGTCAATTATGTGAACGAGTTCTACAACCCTGAAACTGGAATCTTTCCAATCAAGGGCGCAACTGTTTCTGCGATAGTCAAAGCAATCAATACTTACATCCAAGGGGTGTACGAATCTGACGGCATCTATGTCGAAGGGTTCACAGGTCAAACTTGGGGCGGTGGCGATAGCGTCGATAGAGAGCGCGTCAGAGACATCATTCTTCAAAATGGCGGGGAGGTCGCAAAATAATGGCTACAAGGTCACTAATCGGAATCAAAAATAAGAACGGCTCCATCGAAACTATTTACAATCATTGGGATGGATACCCAACTTATGTCGGAACTGTTTTGTCGCTTTTCTACGACGAGACCGCAACTCGCAAGTTACTCAAGTTTGGTAACCGTTCTAGCCTCCATGCCAAGCCAACTAAGGTCGATTCTTACAAAGCGCGTGGCGAAGAGAATCAAGAGAGGCGAACCTACATCTCGTTTGAGCAATTCAATCAAGTCGATAAATCGGGTGCTGAGTTCGTTTACCTCTTGGAATCCAACGAGAAAGATGGCTATGCGGGTTCTAGTTGGGTCGCTTATGCCGTCAATTACGAAGATGAATCTCTCAAGAGATTGGGAATCATCGAGCGTGAGGTCAAGTTCAAAGCAAGCCTTGTGGCTTGAGTTGAATAACTACCCCCAGTTTGATATACTGGACTTGTTCTTAGAGAGGAGAACGAAATGGCTAAAAGAAGTCAGATAGAGGTGGGTCAAGAATGGGCTTACCAAAGAAGTCGCCAGCATGAACACACAGCATGGGGCGGACACGAAAAAGTAATTATCGTTGCTGTTGAACCTTACGAAAAGGGTTACAGCAAAAACTATCAAGTTCAAAAAGGCAACGGCGTTCTTGTCAAAGTTGGAAGTGGATACGAACGAGTTGTTCAGTTGAGCCAATTATGGAAACCATGGGCTGAATATGAAGTCGCTCAGGCTGAGTATCAAGCGCAATGGAAAATCACTCAGGCTAAGAGGGCGGTCATCGAGGCTGAGAGAGAAAAATTCAAAAAAGAAGTTTTCAATCCTGCTTTGCGTGAATTCATAAAGGCGATTGAACCATTCAGCGGTGGCAAGTATCTAAGCGGTTGGACAAGGATTGAGGAATTGCCAATCGAAGTGATTCAAGCAATCACGGAGGGATTGAAAGAAAAGGCGGTGGCATAAATGGGGTGGGATGTAACTAAGGTTGGTGCCAATATCACCACCAAGAAATTCATCGACTGGTATCTCAAATCCACTTACGACGGAATATACGAGCCTGTCAAAGTTTTCGAGGGCAAAAATGAGTACGGTCAAAAGCCGTTCTATGTTGCGCTTCGTAAATTAGAAACTGGCGCGGTCTTTGCTTGTGTCTTTTTGACCAAGCGTAAGAATGGCTATGTAGCAATCAAGGTTATGAGCGAGGATGAAGAACCGTTTTACTACGAGGCTCCTAAATCGTTTATAGATGTTTTGACTCCAGCCCGTACAACAACTGGCGCTTGGTGGAGAAACAAATGCCTTGAGAAATATGCGGTCAATGCGTAACTGGTTTATCTACCGAAAGCGTGGCAGACTGCGCTTCTCGAGAGTGAGGATTACACATGGTCGCTTGGATAGCGCTCGCGCTTAGTATCGTTTCATTAGCCGTTTCAATCAAGGCGTTACTTGATGCCCGATGGGTTGAGATTGATTGGAACTTTGAGGATGATGACGATGTTAGAGGATGAACTCAGAACGCTCATTGAGCAGATTATGGAACGCGAGCGAGAGATTGCCCGTTCACTAATCGTTCGAGAGATTCAAGCCTTCGCTGGAGATTACGGACATATCATTGAAGGGCGCAACTGCGTGATTGTCGAGCAACTTGTGGACTTTCTAAAACCCGTGGGTGACTCGAAGTAAGTTATCGACTGTAATCAAAAATCCTTTGGTTGAATACTCAGGACGATTCATTTCTTTCTTCAATCCATAAACTGCGATGGCTTTGCGTATCGTGTCGGTTGGAACTGTCAGAACTAAATCCTCCAGCACAAATGACCAATGACTCGCCTTGGTCACCATGATGCCTGACGCATACCAACAAGCGAGCGCATCAGACCAGCACTCGGTTTCAATATAAAGATTGCCCGTTTCTTTCCAGCGCCTATCTCTTTTGACTTCGACTGTTTCTACTGGAGCGGTCAAAAAATAATTGACAATAACTTCGCCCTCTTGTCCGAACCGTAAATCTAAATCCCAATCAGAGCGACTCATAAGCGACCCCATTCGTTTGATTGCCCGATTGATAATGGGGCGATGCTTTGGATAACTGACTTGTTTTCATATAACGCCAAGAGTATTGCTTCAGCACGGTCAGGTGAGGATACGCCACGCTTTTTCATATCGACCTTAGATTCAATCACGACTCGACCCGATGCGTCAGAGGAATAGGTTGGTCCTGCCAACTGCGATAGCACGAACCTATCCACATTCAATCTCACATCCTGTTTGCCTTCTCTCGGCTGTATTAGACTGCGAGCGTTCCACCACATCTCGGCTCTTTGATTCTTGAACTTGGCTTGGTCTTTTGGCTTCTCTGCCACATTGATTCCGATAACGATTGCGGGTAACTGTCTCTCTTTGACCCATCTATCAAGCATGGATACAACTCCCCAACCTAAACCGATGGTATCGACTTTGACTCGAACCTTGTCATTGACTCCGCGCTCTTGGTGAATCTTGATACAGGCTTCAATCTCTCGCATCACAACTCCAGCAACATCAACTGCGTTGGCGTTCTGCTTACCCGATGAGCGATGAACTATGCCGACCTTGTATCCATCTGCCCTAGCGATAACAAATTCATCTCCACCATCTGAGGCAATATCAACTCCAAGGCGAATGGTGTTTGATTCCAATGGCTCTTCGTTCTCTGTTGCTTGCTCTGCCCATGCGAAAGGAATGACCTTGCCCGTACTCGACCTAGGGAACCGAGCAAAGACGCGGGCTTCAACGAATGGCGAATCTTCTCCGAACTCGGAGATAACATCATTGACCCAAGTTTCATCTACAAGGTGTGTGCGGACTTCGTGGGCTTCAATGTAATCAGGACAAGCGCGACACCTACCAGTTTCTTCGCCCGTGAAGTTAGGTGTGTCGTAGGCGCTGATTGGAATGATGTTGTAAAGCGGACTCGAACAGATTCTTTCGAACCAAGTTTGTTCTGTATCCGTCGGTGGGTTACCAAGGACGAGAAGTTTTGTATTGCCACCCGTCATAAGTGACTCAAGGGCTGTACCGATTGTGTCGGATAAACCTCCAGCCTCATCAACAACAATCAAAAGGTTTGGAGCGTGGATACCCTGAACCGCTGTTTCATCATGAGCGCTTGGACTAAATCCGTATCCAACTACGGTGCCATTGATTTTCCATTGAACCGTATCGGCTTCCCCAGGCAGATTATGTTTAGCGTGAACTCTTCGAATATGCGGCCACATAATGTTTCGAACCTGTCGGTGTGTGGTCGCTGTTGTAATGGCAACTGCCGTACCTGCGGGATGCGTCGATAACCACCACGCAACTGCTCGCGCCGCTAAGTGAGATTTCCCAGGCGCGTGACAAGCAGGAACTACCGTTCTTTTATTGAGTAGCAACGAATTCAAAATATCTTTTTGCCGACTCCATAGAGTCTCACCTAATCCCTGCTCAACGAATCCAACAGGGTCGCCTTGCCATCTAGCCCAAGGGTTTTCTAACTCGGCATCAAGCATTACCGATAAGGCATGGCGCTCTTCAGGTGTGAGCATTGCCAGCAACTCGGCTTGTTTGATTGAGTCACTCTCGAGGAACTTATCAAGAAGTCTTTCAGTCACTAGATACTCCACCATCCAACTTGTCTCCACGCATCGGGATTATCTTTGAGCCATTTCTTATGGGCTTTGTTTATCTGCTCCCAGTTTGGCTCATGTGTATCTTTCCCGCAATCAGGGCATATCGGAGCATGGACATATTCGTAAACATGACGGCACGGAGTCATCTCTCATGCGCTTCTAGTTTTGCGTGACTCGATTACCTTGGCAATCTTTTCTTGAAGTTCTCCCATGGATACGGTTACTCGAACCTCAGACTGACTAAAAATTTCCTGTCTATCGGTCTTGCCAAAATCTTCAGGCACCTGACGCTCAAGCCACCAAGCGGACGCTTTCCAATCTCCTTGACTCGCCGCACTTGATATGACTGCGACCTTCTTGGCTATTGCCTCGGCTCGCGCCCGCGTAAGTGACTCCAAAAATTCTAAGTAGATTTTCTCCTCGGGTTTAGGTTTAGCATCAGGAATTGTTGCCAGCCTATCTCTCTCGGTCATCCCTCGGCTCATCCAATGGTAGAAAGTAGACTCAGCAATGTTCACCATGGCTACGGCTTTGTTTACTGGCAACCCAAGCACAATCAGGTTGAGCAACTCTTCGCGCTTGACATCATCTAGGAGGATGGCTGTTCTGCCACCAGTCTTAGCGCGTGGCTTCTTTGAACTCTTCTTCTTTGCTACCGTCGTCATGTCCTTATTCTACCTCGGTTGTACAAGCCTCGACTGGTATAAATAATAACTGAGCAATATCTTTCCATCCATAAATAGCGTTTGCCCATTCATTCAAATCCTCGGTGTGAACTCGCATTGAATGTTCGCCCACTCGAATCATCGTTCTACCTACGGGCTGATGCCCAGGCTTGGATTTTCCTCCAGCCAATATCTCAGCAACTTCCTCGGCTGTAAATCCTGTCCCATTCAGTCCAGTCGAAGTCAGAAGTTTGTTCAACTCCATCGGGTCATAGGTAGCCAAGTCCGAAGTGCGATTATCAACAATCAGAATCTTTATCTCTTCCACATCATCGACATCAACCCAATGAACCGCAATCTTCTCCCATCCCAACTGGACTGCTCCTTGATAGGTATGGTTTCCCGAAAGAATGTGTTTGGTGCGCTTGTTAGCCACAATAGGTCGGTACTGACCCATTACCTTCAGGGACTCGCTGATTGAGCCTATATCGCCCTCACGCGGGTTGAGAGGGTGAACTTTGACCTCATTGATTCCAACTGTCTCAATATCCTCGGGGTCTGACTCTGACCTCTCAAGGTGAGGTTCAGGTTCAATCTTTTTCCGCTCAGGAAATCCTAGGCGCTCTTTGATGAGTTTGATTGCTTTCTGCTTTGTCGGTGCTTCCTGATACAACTGCTCTTTCCAAGCCTTGTATGCGTCTAGTTCGACTGTAAATCGCCAAGCGCTTATCTTTACTTCAGGGTCACTAGGTAAAGGCTTAGAACCGCCTAGAGGCTCTTTATCCTTACCCGTCATCAATCTATCGAGAGTATCTACCTCGCTTTGTGTGAAACCTGTTCCCTCCAGTTCGGGAAGCGCTGATAATAAATTCTTGAGAAGCGGTTCGTTGTATGAGGCAAGGTCTGTAAGTCTGTTATCGGCAAGAACAATCTTTCGCGCCGTCTCTTCATCCACTTCAACATAAGTGACTTTGATTTTTTTCCAACCCAACTTTCGAGCCGCTTTGTAGGTGTGATTACCAGCAAGTATGAAATTCGTTCCGTACTGAACAACAATGGGTCGATACTGACCATGCGACTTGAGCGATTGCGCGATGGCGTCAATATCCCCGCGACGAGGATTGGTTGGATAACCTTGAAGAGATGAAAGTGAAACACTTGCGACTCCCCCTACTTTGATATTGGCTTTCACTTGATATACAACCACGCTTCAAAATTGAAGAACTTCCAAAACAAAGTGCCGACGGTAAATCCTGCGTTTTCTGCCATGACCTGATTCCTTATGCTTGAGTTCACCTTCATCATGGAGCGAAGGTCGCGTTCCTTATCCAAAATCTGTTGAGCGCTAAAACTGCGTCGCTTGTAATCCCAATGAGCATTAGTCATGATTGACTCAAGTTCACCTGATTCTTCTTGAATTTTCTCAGCCCAAATGAAAGCCCCACCCTCAACTAAAGATTCATAGACGGTACTCAATACCGCTGGTCTGTCCTCGTATGGAATGAACTGAAGTGTGAACAACGATAGGACTAGCCCACAATTTCCGAAAGTGTTGAGACTGCGAATGTCCTTTCGAACATAAAGGATGTTGTCATGAGATTCAGGCAAAAGGTTTGTACTCACATCAATGCCGACCTTCTCACCCGCAAAAGGAATTCGCTCAAGGAGTTTGCCAGTCGAGCAACCTAAATCAACAACTCGAGTATCTTCTCGAACAAAGAAAGTTGATAAGTCACAAATGGCTGTGGCTAATAAATCGTAATTCGGAATTGACTGAGCAATATGCTCATCAAAATTTTGAATGGTGTCAAAACTGAAGTGGTTAGTAGAATTCATGAAGTCGTCTACCAATCGCTTCCACAACTGGGATTGTGATTGTCCGTCCGCACCGTTCGTATCTTTCGGAATCTGAAACTCGTTTTCCATCGTCGTAGAACTCCGTCCATCCATCGGGTAATCCTTGAAGGCGCTCGCACTCCAAGGGTGTTAGTTTCCGTAACGCAAAGCCATCGTCATCACCCGTGAGAACTCCGTGGCGGTCTTGCGCTGTAATTGTGTACATCGGGTCTCCGTCATCCTTGATAAGCCTTCCGTTTGGTTTCTTATTGACTCGGGCTACATCAAGAACTGGTCTCACAAAAGGAACATTGTTTCCACCTGTACCCATGTGAGCGAGAAGTGTTGGAGCAACATTCTCAAAAGTTCTAAAATTGTTTTCGCGTCGAATAAATTGTTCGACTACATACTGTCGGGAGTTTCCTCCTTTGTAGTAGTGGGCGTCGAGGGTCGGAGAAATGTTGGAGAAAAACCCCTGCCTTCCTTCTCGTTCTTGCGAGTTCGACTGAGCATCGCTTCTACCTGTTGCGCCGATAGGAAATACTTTTGGTCGGGGGTTTCCTCTAAGATGTCCGATAAGGAAAACCCTTTCTCGGTGTTGCGGGACTCCGAAATTTTGGCTGTCAAGCAATTCCCATTGACAGTCATACCCCAAGCCATCCAAGACTTCGAGGATGATTTCAAAGGTTCTTCCTCCGTCGTGGTTGAGGAGTCCTTTGACATTCTCAAAGAGGATATACGGTATTGATTTTTCGTGAGCGAGTCTAAACATTTCAAAAGCGAGTGTCCCTCGGGTGTCATCCAAAGAGAATCCAGTTCGCTTTCCCGCAACTGAAAAAGTCGCACAAGGGAATCCTCCAACGAGGAGGTCGGCATCAGGAA